ATATCCATCGCACCGGAATGCCAGATATAGTCCTGATTACGGGCAGACTGATCCTTCACCTGCATTAACAGATCTTCAAGTGTTGTAGCAGTAGTGTACTTTGACATGATAGTTTTCCTTTTTTAAATGTTAGTTTTTACTGGTCTTTTGCCAGTGAGGGGATTGTCTCATAATTTTTGTGTAAATGTAAACACCCAAAAAAAGGCCCGCCGGAGCGGGCCAATTCAATTTATACAAATTGCATTCGGTTGCTTGATACCGTCGTCAATGGCCCTTCCATCATCCTCATAGTAGTGCATGAGGGTTGGATCAAAATACACATAGCTGAAAGAGTTACTTTCCAGTACATCCTTTTCATGTATTTGATAAATTAAGGGCAAATTTAATGCGTCAGGTTCCTCTTTTTCCATCGTTTTCAAGCGGTCTAAAAGGTCCTTTAAAGTTCTATTGTGCGGATACATGGCTTTCCCACGCTTGTTTCGGGCTGACATATCTATATGTTCCCAAAAACACGGTCCCGGGCACTTTCGGAGTATTGCCCACAATTTGATAGGTTTCATCCTCCGAACAGGGCACGAAAAACAGGTGATGGTCCAATAGTTTTTTTGTGAACATTGAATTTTTCCTGTCGCTGGCCCGCAACCTTCGGACAACGTCTTCTGGGTCTTTACCGGTTGCCCAAGTGACCGCAGACGATGCAAAAAAGTGACCATTGTTTTCTGACTCAAATATTCGTTTCATTCTCTTTGCCTTCTTAAGGGATATATAGTGGTCCAGGTCGGCAAGTTCGCCAAGTTGATTACATACCCAGTTGTAGAATTCTTCCCTGCTTTCGTAGGGTTCCGCGATAAATTCCTCAAAAGCAGGACATTCTCCTGCCATAAAGCGAGGCCAAAGCCTTTCAAGGTGATTGTGCATATCTGCACTCTTTTTCATTTCCTGCTGAATGTCCATTGTTTCCTCCGCTATATGTTTTATCCTTGTAAAAAATTCCAATGGTCCGGTATTCCGGCGGGCCACTAACTTGCCTTCTATTTTCGGTTTTTTTTCGCATTCTCTTTTTCCTTTTTTCGTTTTTTCATTTTTCGCTCAAATAGCCAATCGTTGATGGCATTAAAGAGCCACATAATTATCATCTATTCTTACCCACTTACCCCAGCGGCCAGCAACCCCATAATTTCAACCCCCTCCCGAGTTATTGGATAAGGCTTACCGAAAATTTTTGAGTCAGGGCCATACACCCATATGAAATGTCTCGGGGCATGAAAATCAGGATAAACATCCTCGTGAATTCGTGCGACAAGGTTCACATGATCTATGAAACCAATCGGCAGTGCGGTGTCGTATTCCTGATTTTTACCCATGAAACCTGAAACTATTTCATGTTTATCAACTAACCCTTGACGGGGTGAAAAATTTATAAACTGTTGCATAACAATGCTCCTTTTATGAGTGGAGCACATATTATATGGGACCACTATGTGGATAGCAACTGAAATAGTTCAGGCCAATTGAACGGCTTATCTGTCTGGAATAGCGGCGGCACAGATAAACCCTGATCATGCACGGCCAGTACCTGTCCTGCAGAATAAAGGTGGATCGATTCCCCGTCTGATCTGGTAGCGTGTATTACCAGAAAAGCCGGGGCATTTTGATGGGTGGAAAAAAAACTCAATTGATGGGGTGATAATTTGACTCGGTTTGTACAGGTGGTCTTGAGTTCCGCCAGTACAAATCTGTCCCCAGTGCAGAACAGGACATCCGGAATGCCCGGGACCGCCCACGTTTCAATTCGATTCGCTGTCCAATTCGGCAACGTCTTTTTCTGGGCTTGCCTGATCTGCTTCCAAAAAGAGCTTTCCTTCTTCTTTTGCAGTTTGGTCGTCTTCTTCGATGACAATTCCCACGCAATCGATTGCTTCATACTGGGCCCTCAGTTCCTTTAAGGCTCGCATCACTTCTTCCTTGCTCATACTCTCGATCGTGCCGTGCCGGATTTCAGACTTGGTCACATAAATGTCGCCTTGTGCTTGCCCGCGGCGGTATTCCGCCTGAACAGCGGCAGAGTACGCCCCGTTGCTCAAAGCTTCATCGCGGATGATCTGAAGGTCCCGAAGGTGCCGGTTGAAATCAACACCATATTTGGCATCGAGCTCGGCTCGATATTGTCGGATAGCTTTGTAGACATGAGGTGAAAGCTTCGGGTTGGTGAGCTCGTAGGCTCGCTGGTATGCAGAGGACTTGCTGTACCCTGCGGCGATCGCCGCCTCTTCCTTGGTGATCTGGCCATCCTTGGAAACGAGCTCTTTGACAAAGAGTTCCTGCTTCCGGGTGAGCTTGTTTTGCTCCCGTTCCTTGAGCGTCTTTTTTGGTCGTCCCCTCGGTCGGTTCTCTCGGGGCAAGATGTATCTGTCCATAAGTACCTCCAGACGGGACTGTAACAAATTCGCTATATATATTCATATTCAAAATTAAAAAAAAAAAAAAAAACTTTCGGACCCCCCTTAACGGGTTTTTTTTCACTGTGATAAATGGTGTATCCCTGTATCCCTTTTCGCACTACTGCCGTAACCGCCTCAAAGCCCCGTGGGCCGTGGCCTCCGAGCCGATGGGTTACATGGATACACCGGTTACGGCACTTTTTCAAAAAATTATTTTTTTTTATTCTCTGGCCACGTTATATATATAGCTAATTTTGTATCAAAAAAAACCCCAACCGAAGCTAGGGTTTTTTAGTCAGAACATCTGGAGTACAGAGGCACTGGGTCTGCGAAACAAATATATTATTTGCTGACCCAAGTGTCAATCTTCTTCACTCTTCAACAACCTCTCTGGGCATTCCGCACACGTGAATTTCCACGTGCGTTTTTCTCAGCCAAGGGTTATTGGTCTTTCGATCTGGCATTTCTCCTTCGCCGATCCATTCCCAAGTGGGTGAGCCGGTGAACTCGCAGACCTTGTAGAGCTTCCATTTCTCTTCGTCATACTCGTAGATGATTGCTTCGGCCGTTTCTCTTTCCTCCAAGGGCTGTAGGTGGTCGGCCCGCATTTCGAGGCAGTTTTCCAGATGTTTCGACAACGGTGTTTCAGGTTCTTCCATGAACCATTCGATTGCATCGGAATAGGCTTTGTCCCGGCTTTCTTCAGTCAGGCGGCACTTGATCAGGGCGCACTGCAGGATCTCGTCGTCGCCCCATAGGTGATTACTGCTTTTGACAAAAAATCTCATTTCTGGTCCTCCACGGCTTCGATTGTGCCGTCTGTGAAAACGTTAACGATCAGGGTCTGGATGTCCGGCCCGTTGGCCGCGGTGGGTGAGGCGGATCTCCAGTGCGGGTGGCCGTCGATTTCACCGACATGGTGCAGTTCCCAGTCCCAGTCGTCCCAGCGGGTGATTTCGACGGTCTGGGACGGCTTGGTCCGCGCTTCGTTGATCGGGGTCCAAGCTTCCTTCAGGTAGTCCTGAAGCGTCTCCTTGAGCTCCTGACCGGCTTCCTTGGCGATCTGGTTGTCGGTGAAGAAGACATCGATTGTTTCACTGAAAGCCTTGGGTTTGGTTTCGGTGAAAAGGTTGCAGTCTTCCAGAGCCTTGCTCAAGTCATTAGCTTGGGCCCATCGGTGGTTTGATGCTTTGACAAAATATGGCATAGCGTTTTCCTTTTGTTGTGTGTTTGTGAAGTTGGAAGAAATCCCCCAACAAACACATTATAAGATATCTATGTGGAAATTGCAATATGCCAAAAAATGGTCCCCGGACGGCCCCGCGCCTCTGGGCAAGGGAGGACTAGATCAGAGATGCAGAACCGCCCGGGGGATTCGATGATAGGTGATCAGGCCGTGGCGGTCCACGCTCCATTCTGGTATTCCGCAACGACATTGAACCCCGGTTCGAGGTCCGTGATCAGGTCATCGGGAAAGTGGGACAGCCAGATCTTGCCCGCTGGCTTGAAAAATTCTTGGGCCAGCGTCTTCGCTGTATTTAGATCTGGAGCTTCGAGCTTGATCCAGTGTGGGTTGCGATTTGTTTTTGCGTAATATCGGTACGTGTTATCAGCCATAGTTAATTTCTCCATTTTCTATATCGCGGATCATTCGATCGGCCTCTTCTGCTTCATGTTCCAATTGTTCCTTGAGCCGCGTTTCGGGGCTTCCGTGCGTCTCGTC